ATCACCTTGGATATGCAAAATTGGTGGTGAATTTTATACCGGTAGATATATGTTTACGGTAGATTACACAGAACACAGTATTGCAGATGATCCTGCACAACATAAACAAAGTCATGTGCTATACTTAACTGACGCTGGTGAATATACTGGTAATTTTGTAGCTTTACCTAACAATAGAGTAAGAGCAACAAATCCAGCTTTATGGCGTACTGGAGATGGTCCACCAGATTTTTCTCCAAGCCAATATATACACTCAGCTGAAAAACATGAAAGTTATATGGATCCAAACATAACGTTTGACAATCTATATAACCAGGGAGATAAAGAATAATGGCATTATCTGGTAGCACAAACTTTGAACCTAACATTACTGAGTTTATAGAAGAGGCTTACGAAAGATGCGGCCTTGAATTAAGAACAGGTTATGATTTAAAAAGCGGTATAAGATCAGCTAATTTAATGTTAGCAGAATGGGCTAACAGAGGTCTAAATCAATGGACTATAGAACAAGCAACGCAAACTGTTACTGAAGGCACAAGTAGTTATTCACTTAATGCAAACATTATAGATGTATTGGACGTTGTTCTACGTAGAACAGTTAATGATGTTCAGACTGATATAAGTATGAACAGGATTAGTAGATCAGAATATATTAATATTCCTAATAAGAACACTAAAGCAAGACCATCACAATTTTTCTTAGATAAGTTAAGTACACCATCTCTAAAAATATGGCCTGCACCTGAGAATTCTACTGATGTATTAGTATTTAATAAACTTGTTAGAATGGATGATGCGGATGCAGCAACAAATACTATGGACATGCCATTTAGATTTTTTCCTTGTTTTGTAGCAGGATTAGCTTATTACATATCTCAAAAGAAAGCACCACAACTAACTGCTCAGTTAAAATCTTTATATGAAGAAGAATTTAGGAGAGCGGCAGACCAAGACGAAGATAGAGCTTCATTTAAAGTAAGACCAAAACTAAGAGTTCTTTAATGGCATACGCAACTGGTAAATTTGCAAAAGGATTATGTGACAGATGCGGCTTTGAATACAAATTACTGGAACTAAAAGAAGAATGGAATGGACTTAAAACTTGTAATAGTTGTTACGATCCAAAACACCCACAATTAGAACCTTTAACTGCGACTGCTGATCCAGAAGCTCTCTATAAACCAAGACCTAATAATGATAAAGAAGTTGGTGAAGGTTTTGTCGTTGTTGTTAACTCTAATATATTTAAGCCTGATTTTATGAACCCAGCAACTTTACCAACTAACTTTACGGTAAATGAAATGACAGGTGGAGTTGGCAAGGTTACAATACAAATAACATGACATTAGCAGAATTAAAAACACTAATACAAAACTATACTGAAAATACTGAAACTACATTTGTAAACAGTTTGGATGATTTTATTAAAAATGCTGAGAATAGAATATTTGATTTAGTTCAATTTGACTATTTTAGAAAGAATGTGTCTGGTTCTTTGACATTAGGAAATACGTATTTGACTACACCAACCGATTACCAACTGAGTTTTTCACTTGCTGTCGTGGATGGTAATGGCGATTATCATTACTTAGATAAGAAGCATCCATCTTTTATGCGTGAATACAGCGTAGACCCCACAGATTCAACGCTTAGAGGTTTACCAAAGTACTACGCTGATTTTGATAAAGAACTCTCTACAGCGTCTAATAATGGCTCTACGATTATTGTAAGTCCAGTACCAGATAGTAATTACACTGTAGAATTACATTATTTATACAAACCAAATTCATTAGTTACTGACACCACAGGCACTTGGCTTTCAAGTAATGCCAAAAATGCTTTGTTGTATGGTAGTTTAATTGAAGCTTATATATTTATGAAGGGGGAACAAGATCTTCTACAAGCTTATGAGCAAAGATTTGCTTCATCTGTAAACAGATTGAAAAATAGAGCAGAAGCAAGAGGTAGAAGAGATGAATATCGATATGACTCGTTGAGAACTTCGGTATCTTAAAACATTATGGAAAAAATCGAGAGCTTGAAAGGGGCGACTATTGCTATAGTCGGTATGGGAAAAAGTTGGTTTGATTACAACCTAGCTAAATCACACGGTACACACTTTGATGAAGTTTGGGCTATCAATGCCGTTGGTAGTGTAATTTATCACGATAGGGTATTTATGATGGATCCTGCATCTAGATTTCTTGAATCAGATGATGCTGGTGGTCAAACAAGCAGTATGGCTGAAATGTTACTTAATCACGAAGGTCCTATCTATACTTGCCAATTAGATGATAGGTGCCCTGGATTAGTTGATTATCCTGTACACCAAATAGTGAGAGAAACAAACTGCCATTATCTTAACAATACAGTCGCTTACGCTATAGCCTTTGCATACTGGAATGAAGTTAAAAATATTAAAATGTTTGGTGTAGACTTTTCTTATAAAGGTAATTTGCATTTTGCTGAGGCAGGAAGGGGTTGTGTAGAGTTCTGGCTATCAAAATGTATTGATGCTGGTATGCAAATAGAGGTTGCAGCATCTTCAACTTTATTAGATACCGACGTGCCTGCACCACAAAAATTATACGGTTACCACAGATTAGCTGATCCTTTAGTTGTTTTTGAGGATGAATCAGGGCTAAACGTAAAAAATATAAGTGAAATAGAAATTACCAAGAAAGAACAAAAACCTGTTTTAGTTGATCGGAATGATTCGCATCTTAAACCGCCGGAGCCAAATAAATGGTAGACAATATTACACCTGCTGGTATGCCAGAGCTAGGTATTATTGAGGCAAAAACAACAAGTTTTGGTGGTCATCCACCTGAGTTTTGGGCTGAAAGACTTACAGAGAAGATAGTTAGTTATTCAGAAGATCAAGAGCCGCATATAAGAGAGCAAGCAAGAGCTTACAAAGATGCCATATATCAAGTGTGTTTGATTTATATAAAAAATGCGTTAAAATCTTATAAAGCCTCTTTAATACAAGATTTAATCGGTGGCGGAGAGGAAGAATTAGCAAAAATTATTAGAGGAATTTGATATGGCTATAAGCTCTACTTTAACCACAAGTTTCAAAAAAGAACTACTTGAAGCTGTGCATAATTTTAAAAACTCTGGTGGTGATACCTTCAAATTAGCGTTATATACAAGTTCAGCTACTTTAGGTGCTACAACTACAGCTTTTACCACTACAGGACAAGCTAGTGGCACAAACTACACATCTGGTGGCAGTAACTTAACAAGAGTAGATCCAACATCAAGTGGCACTACTGGATTTACAGATTTTGCAGATTAAACGTTTGGTACTGCAACAGTTACTGCAAGGGGTTGTATGATCTATAATTCAACAGACAGCAATAAATCTGTTGCTACTATTGATTTTGGTGGCGACAAAACATCTACAGCTGGTGACTTTACAGTAGTTTTCCCAGCAGCAGCAGCAAGTACAGCGATTATTAGAATAGCTTAGCCTTATGGCTAATGTAACTGGCTGGGGTCGAGGCACCTGGGGACAAGGACCTTGGAGTGAACCTATACCAGTTACTCTTACAGGCGTAGCAGCTACAAGTGCGCTTGGTACTGTTTCAGTTGTAGCAAAAGCAAACGTATCTCCATCTTCTCAAGTAGCAACTTCTGCATTAGGCACAGTTGCGGTTGACGCAGAGGCAAATGTATCAATTAGCGGTCTTTCCTCTACTTCTGCACTTGGCACCATATCAACAGTTGCAAAAGCAAATGTCATACCTTCTGGTCAAGCAGGGACAAGTGCTGTTGGTACTCCTACTCTTACTGCAAAAGCAAATGTTAGCGTTACAGGTTTAGTAGGAACCTCTGCTATCGGGGGAGTTGGGGTAAATGGTGATGCTGTAGCCAACGCTACTGGGGCAGTTGGATCGCTTGGTGGAGTTTTAGTTGATGTAGATGGTGAAGCTAATGTTGTAATTAATGGGGTTGCAGCTACAGGTGCAGTAGGATCTGTAACGACACATAATGCCGTTAAGTTTGGTATTGATGGTATCGCTGTTACTGGATCAGTAGGTAGTGTAACTATTGGATTAGGGGCTACAGTATTTCCAGTAGGTGTTGAAGCTATAGGTAGCACTTTTAATGTAAACGTTTGGGGACTTGTAGATGAGTCGCAAACAAGAGGTTACTCTAATATTACAGATACACAAACCTCTAGTTTTACTGCAATAAATGAAACACAAACACAAAATTATGCTAATATTGATGATGACCAAAGTTCATCCTTTGCTGAAATTAATGAAACACAAACCCCAGACTGGGAAGAGGTAGCTTAAAAAATGGCAACGTATGTAAATGATTTAAGATTAAAAGAGATAGCAACAGGTGATGAGTCAGGTACTTGGGGGACTTCGACCAACACTAATTTAGAGCTGATCGCTGAGGCTTTTAGCTTTGGTACCGAGGCTATAACAACCAACGCAGATACTCACACAACTACTATTGCAGACGGCTCTACTGATCCGGGCAGATCTCTGTATTTAAAATATACAGGTACTCTCGATTCAGCTTGTACCATAACGATTGGCCCTAATACCGTATCTAAACTGTGGTTTATTGAAAACGGTACTTCTGGCTCACAAAACATCATTATTTCACAAGGATCTGGTGCAAACATAACCATACCCCCAGGTGATGTAAAAGCTGTATATTCAGACGGAGCTGGCTCTGGCGTAGCTGTAGTAGATGCTTTTGCAAGTTTAAATGTAGTAGATTTAAAGGTACAAGATGATTTAACAGTAACAGATGACGCAACGGTAGGCGGTACATTAGGGGTTACAGGTATATTGACCTGTATAGACGATATTATTATTGGTGATGGTAAGACTATAGGCTCCGCCTCAGATGTAGACGCTATGACTATTGCCTCTAACGGACAAGTTACTTTTACACAAACTCTAATTGGTACTGCTCTAGACATCTCAGGCGATATAGACGTAGACGGAACTACTAACCTAGACGTAGTAGATATAGATGGAGCTGTTGATATGGCTTCTACCCTAGCAGTAGGCGGTGTTGTAACTGCAAACGCAGGTGTGGTAGTAGACAATATAACCATAGACGGTACTGAAATTGACCTATCTAGTGGTGATCTTACGATAGATGTAGCAGGTGATATATATTTAGATGCAGCAGGTGATGATGTTCATTTATCACAAGATGGAACACATTTTGGAAAATTTAAAAGAAATAGCTCTAATTTTGAAATTCATGCTCTTTTATCAGATGGCGATACAGTTTTTAAAGGTAATGATGGTGGT